ACGATGAGTACGTCCACCTCGCCGACTTTTGCGTACGCCCTGTTTTTTGGTGGGTTCCAGTTCCACTTCCCCCTCCGCCTGTTCATCCGGCAGAGGTAGCCCCGCGAAGTCCAGGAGCTTACGTCGAATAGCATCGTCCTCGGGGAGCTGTCCGGCACCAGCAAGAGCCTGGACGTAGGTCCCGATCTCGGCCAACGGCGGGGGTTCGATGTCCCCGTGTACCAGCTCGGGCCACACTTCCCGAGAAAATCCGTTGATTTTCATGAGCTTTGCTACAGCAAAACGGTTGAACGTAGAAGTTATTGTCTGCAAAAACGAACCAAGGGCCATGGAGAAAATGTTTGTTTGTGAACTCGCCAACGCCAACGAGCCGACTCCGGACATCCCGAGTTGTAAGAATTGGGCTAAAACGCTCTGTAGAATATTGGTTTTGTAGTACAGCTTGACCGCGTTTGTATCGATCTGACGCGACCCGCCGGTTGCTAACAGCTTGAGCTTGTATCCTGATGCCGCACCATTTCGATCAATTTCAGCGGGAACCATGGCGTACTCACGCTCGTCCCGCTTAAGTTCAGATAACATTTTTTCGAGCTGCGCTCGGATCGCTTTCGAATTCGGATCCGCGCTCGGATCCAATAGGCTCAAGGGGACCTCCATCGTGAGCAGCCCTGTCATATCGCGCTCAATACCAATTGCTTCAATATTTGATATCCGTTTGAGATATTGATAATCGATAACCGCATTGCGCAAAATGGAACGGCCCTCGGGATTGTTTTTCGTTACGCGTGTCCGCATAAGCAACGCTTTTTCAATGGGGATATACGCTGCCTGTCCGGTCTCGCTGAGCTGATGCATACCCAGCAAGCTGTCGTCCTCGGGATCGAACTCCCAGCGATCCAGTGTGTCTTGAGCGCGAAGAGCAATTTTTCGCCATCCTATTTTGCCGTCGTCGAACTGACTCTGAGTCGTCGAATCCCCGGTATCGCCTTTGCGCAGTTTGTACACCAGTTCAAAGTACGCCCAGCCATACGTCAAAAAGGAAAGTGTTTCGGAAATTACATCTTCGAAAGTCAACGACATATCGAGCAAACAGCCTTCGAGAAACTCAGCACATTCGAGTGCAGCTGTCTCCTTGCCGGGTGGCTCCACGCGCCACTCTACTCCTCGCACCAGCGACTCGATAACGAAGAGTACAGCTCCCACTGTCGAGCTATTGTCCGCCATCTCTCGATACGTTTTGACGCCGAGATTGCCGCGCAGGCGCGTAAGGAATTCTTCGTCAATTATTCCAGCAAATTGTTTGAGCCCGGAAAATCCTTTGACTTCCAGATCCAGCGCTGTCGTTTTTTTCTTAGGCATTGAAACTCCACGGGCTCGGACGTGAGCCAGCAGTCGGGATGACCATGTTGAAACTTTGTGGTCTGTCTGTCAGTCTAGTCAGTGCCATCGAGGCTCCATCGACCTGATCGTCATTAGCACCATTTGGAAAATTAACCAATTCCTCAACAAAGTCATCTCCCCAAGCGGCAACACTTTGAGCAGGGACCCAGACGTTGCCGCTCTCAAATAATCCGGAAACCGAAACCAGCCTAGCAATTTTGCTACCGCGTGGCGGAATACCAATTATTCCAGGTATTTGATCCCGCAGCGTAGCTATTATAGCATGCCCGTTGGCGGCCTCTTCGATGATTTTATCTGTGGCTGCTGGCCAACGATTCGTCATCCGTTCGATTGCTCTGAGCGTTTCAGGAAAATCGACTTTATCTCTGAATTGATCGACAATGAAATAATTAGCTCCCTTCCTTCCCCACACCTGTCCTGTTACGAACGAACTCCCACCGGCTTTGAACGTGGCATCCCAGGACTGGATCATCTCGTCGAAAACCAGGGTCTCAGGCGCTTCGCTATAACGATTAAACCAGTCTCTCTTTATAAACCCGCCCTCCAGCGGTGCCGGCCGTTGCTGATAGAGCCCCGCAAACATATAACTCGACATAGCTGACTTTATACGTGTCAGGGCCTCTGCGGTGAATCGCTCTGAGCACAGTACCTCGCCGGGCTCACGCCCGAGGAAATCATTCCCTTCGGCCAACGCCGGGCAGTTTATATGCTCCCAATTGTCGGAGTGTTCATTTAGTAGATACCCTGATAGATCTGCCTCGTGCCAGCGAGTCTGGACAATAATTATCGACGCTCCGGGCTCCTGTCGGGTGTAGAGAACAGAGTTAAACCAGTCTTGTACGCGGCGGCGGTATGTCGGAGAAAGAGCCTCTTCCCAGTTCTTGTGTGGGTCATCAATTATTATGCAATTTCCGCCCTCACCTGTCACAGATCCCCCTACTCCAATAGATAACATACCGCCACCGGCAGTAGTGAGCCAGTCGCTGGCGGCCGAGCGATCCCTGCCGACCTGGGTCAATGTTTCCGGATGAGTTTCAAAGTGGTTACGAACGCGCCGCCCCCATTTTGCTGCGAAGTTGTTTCCGTAACTCCCAAGGATTACACGTTTTTCAGGGAATAAATCCAGGTACCAGGCAGGCAGCCAGAACGATGTTCCCTCCGATTTGCCGTGCCGAGGAGGTGAGTTCACAATGATCCTAGCGTTGCCACGGACAACCGCACGTCGAATATGCTCAAGCACCTGTTCGATCCAGTTGTAGCGGATCCAGGCACCTCGCCCCATATGCTCAGCGTAGAGCGACGGAAGCAGTCGCCAACCACTCTCCCGTAGCACTGATTTATTGTGTTTTATTTGCGGCATTTCTCAATGCGGCACCCACAGCATCTACCAACGCCGGATTCTTAAGTGTATCTCGCAGGAACTCGCGCTCGTTTTCGGGATCAATTGTTATTGTAGTTTCTGTCCGCGAATCAGGCTCGTTCATGCATTGCCGCTCAATAATTATGCCTTCCTTGAACAGGGACACAAAATCCTTGACGTTGATTTTTGCGTTTGGATCGGAGTTAGTCAGTTGATCGCACCGGCGCAATGCCTTTGCTGCCAGCGCTTGCATTGCCTTACCTATGTCAAGATGCCGACGCCTCATCTTCTGTATTTCGGTGACTTGAGCCTGCCGGAGCTTGCTGTCGAGAAGGCTATCCCAAGCGTTACTCCTCTCAACCCAGCGATAACGAGTACTCCAGCGGGATAGATTGTCAACGCTGCTACTGAGAGACGCTTTGTTGCGAAACTTAGCATTGTACTCGCCCGCCATGTCTGTCACTCGACGTCCGACTCCTAGATCTCGAAATAGGCTGAACGCGTAGAACGCCTTACTGGACTCCTCGGGCTGTTGCTCGTACGGTTTTCGCTCTTTACTTAGCGCTATCGGAGGATGCCTTTTTCCCATCGGATTTCCCCTCTTCTATTCGGCCAAATTCTGCCATTTCCTCGAACGAATGCGGTTTCCCGTGCTCATTGTATCCTCGGCTCCACGAGCCCGGCCCCAGCCGAATCTCCATGCGTATCAAGTCTGTCCAAACGTCGGGATATTTGTTTTTTATAACCCAGTAGGCGATCGGTTTCTGTCCGGGGCAAATAGTGCACGCCGTCCGTTGCAACCCATTGCCATATCCCTCCCACAATGCGACGCCCGCATCCTCGATAATCGTTCCGGCTGTGTCTTTATCTGAGAAGTACAGAGGCTGAAAATACTTATAGGCCTTCTGCTTGTTTATATCCAACCAGCGAGATTCTGACGCAATGCCTGTAGCCACTTTTTCGGATATTCGACCTCCACGCACTACCACCGTCGAGTTTGCGTCGTGACGCGACACCTCTTTGTCCAGCGCAGCATGAAGAATTTTATGACAGTAGGGAAACCGGAATTGTGGCCACACTCCCTCCCTCCAAAACTCTACGTACATATTTTTGGGCGATCTCAATATCCGGAGTTCCAGTCCGAGGAGTTCCGACGTGTCACGAATATAATCCAGCATGCCGGGAAAGTCGGCGCCCATCTCGACGTAGAGCAAAACAATCTCGCTGTCTGGTAGGAAGTGCTTACACCACAGCATAGAGGCGGTGGAGTCCTTGCCGCCCGAATATTCGACTAGAACAGTGCGTCCGCGCAGGATCTCCATCTCCTCGTCCGTCGGTGCCAGCCCTGCGAGCGAAGTCGTTTTTTCTATTTTCAGCGGCGGAGTTTTTTCTTTTTCATCAACGCTCCCTGATTCCATTATTTTGCTAAATGCATCTGCCTCGAAACCAGTGATGTCCATGTCCGCTATAGCCCCGTCGAGTTCCCGAAGGATGTCCCGAACCCCGTCGAGATCCATTTCCGCGAGTTCGGCAATCCTGTTGTCCGCCAACAGATCCGCCCATTCCAGCTCGTCGGAAAAATAATCCTGATAATCAATAGGGACCGTGCGGAGTTCCAGCAGTGTTGCTGCTGCCAACCTTCCGTGCCCGCGCACTATCAACCCGGATCTCGTGGACACGGAAATGGGAGCACGCCAACCCTGCTCTTTTATGATCTGTGCGAGCAGTGCAATCTGCTCCGGCGGATGCTGATTCGGATTCCGGGGATTCGGCTGCAATTTCGAAATCGACACCATCTTGTCGTGCGCGCAATGTACAGCAATCCGTTTAGTCGGCATTAGTGATCTCCTGTTTTATATTTAACACCCCGATTAGCTGGTCGAGGATTTCGCGCAGAGCCGCCGAGCGTGATGGGTGCCCTCGTTTTTCCGCATAGACATCCAAAACTTGGATTTGTATCGCTGTCAACTTAAATGAGTACCCATGATTTTCGGGCAATTGTTTTTTGAAAACCATCTATTATATGTAATACATATCCTAAGGGAAATCAAGCAGACCGGAGTTCTCGTCCGCTAAAACCCATCACTTAGCTACGGTCCCGCTTTTTTCTTCGACCCAAAAGAGTAGTACTTTCGGCATCTTAGGCCACGTCAACGCTTTAGGAGAAATGAATCCTTGACAAGGCTTGCCAGGGTTGCTATATTTATTCAAGTGGACGGCGGCAATTTGCCGCAAAGAAAAAAACAAGGAGCAAAAAGGAAATGAAAACAATCATAATGACGACTACTCGTGAAAATCACATACATTATGTCGCGACCGACGCGATCATCGAAATTGATTACAAATCGATTGCGGACGCAGCGTGGCCGTATTTTCGGGATTTTGTCGGACAGGTCGAATATCACGTCTACGACGGCGCAACACTCATCGCAGCAGGGAGGTTTTAAAATGAAAATTATTACACTAACTGACGGTAAAAACAGGTGTTTTGGCGAGACACAAACAAACACCGCCGCTGGGTACAAAAAAGACGCCCAACGGATTTGGCCCGTTTTTTTCGCTCACGACGGGGAGGTGCGTTACAAAGTGAGCAATACAGATGGCGCACCGACCCCATCTGGTGGGGAAGGGAAATTCCGATGTTTTTAGTTAGTCGCTGCTGCGTCGGAGTCCCGTGTCGATATCGCGGAAACGGAACAACAAAAAAACGGATACTAAAACTAGCGGAAAAGGAAAACTTTGTCACGTGTTGTCCCGAAGTTGATGGGGGAATGTCAACGCCGAGGGAAGGCTGCGCTGTAATAGACGGGCAGGTACTCGGTCGCAAAACAGGCGACAATTATACCGCAGCTTATGTATCGGGAGCTCACCAAGCGCTGTTGACCTGCCGAGCCCTCGGTATAAAAAGGGCGTATTTGCTCGCTGGTAGTCCGTCCTGCGGCAGGGGTTACGGGCTCACTGCAAAACTGCTGGAATCGAACGGTATCCGGGTCATCAAAGCCTAGCCCCTCCTAATCCCTCCTAAGATCCCTCTTACTGATACGTTAACAAACACGTTAGTCGTTTTTGACAAATCGGGACGAATTTGGTTACCTTGCGGTGTATTTTTACAGCTTAGGTGTGTTATTCCAAGGGATTCATGGTCGGTATTTTAATCGGAATTTCATCCCACAGTCTGCCATCCAGACGTCGTCCGCCTTTGCTTTTCCCACCGTTTTTTTTATGTGTTGGGTCGTTTTTATCGGGGTTATTTCTGATGTGGCCGAATTGTTTGAAAAAGAATGACACCTTTGACTGCGTGCACTGGTCCCGAATATCAGTAACCCATTCCGGCGCCATGGGCCGTGCCTTAGGCCCACTCTCCCCGCCAACTATTACCCAGTCGATGCCGCTCAGATCAAGGTTGGGGATAGGGCTCAATAGCGGTTCCAGCGATAGAAAGCGAGTCGCTGCCGGAACTCCCCGCAAACAGTCTATGCGACCGAGATACTTATCGGATTCTACCGTGACACCCATCCATACGTTTTCGGACCAGGGCAATTTAGGAGCGAGTTCTGCGAGACGGACAGCACGCTTTGTGAGCACCTGGAATTGATGCCAGTATGCTATCTCCATCGTATCAAAAATCTGTTTAATAAATTCTGTTGATACGTCTTCGTGGAAAGTATCGGACATTGAGTTTACGAAATAAGTTGTCGGTCTTTTTCTCTTCAGAATACTGGCAAGACATTCCGGATGAATTGTTACCTGGTCAAAACCATTCCTGTATTTTTCCTGACCCATCGCCTGTAGACGCCGGGTCATTGTCTCCGCGTAACAGTGCTGGCAGCCCTCTGAGATTTTAGAACAGGCAGTAACGCAATTTAAGGTGTCTTCTGTCCATTCAATCTTGCTCATTGGATCCCGCCGTTGCTGATTCGTGAGATGAGAGGCTGGGTGACTAGGAGTACGCCCCTTGCGTATTCTTCGAGTATGTTGATTGCAGTCTGCAAATCATCCGTCCATTCGGCTCTGTGTCCCTGTCTGCGCATCTCTTCGAGCCACCCCTGTTGTGCGACAGTGGGCTTCTTCCCCGGCGCCTTGATTTCGAGATACAGTCCGAGATGTGGGCCACTCCGCACTGGCAGGTGATAGTCGCTCACGCCGGACAGTATCCCGATCTCGCTGGCGATACGGGGATTGCGACGTCCCTCATTCGGGATGTGATAAAGATATTGCAAACACGGATATTTACGCGAAAAAAGTCGCGACCACAATACGAGTTCCTTGCATAGTTCGTGCTCTAGATTTTTCCGGAACATTTTCACTCCTCCTCTGTTTCGGACATCGCAACGAATGTCTTCTGAAGCTTGCATATGCATTGTCTGCACACGTGAAAATCGCCATGAGCCCGGTATCCCAGTATATAATCATGAGGCTCATCAGAGGCGATCACAACGGAGTTCATCGACTCGGCAGTAACGTTACAAAAGTTACATCTATATATGAAGATTTTCATTTTGCCTCCTCCGGCAGCGGCGGGAATTCGATTTTTGAACCCCACCACTCGAACATGGACAACTGGGACACAGCGAATGATCCAGCCGCTCCATGGAGTTCCAGTTGACATGCAACCCATCCATGCACAGCCCTGGTAGCTATCACTATAGTGGGTTTGCCGCCCATGGCACATGCCGGATAGAATCCTTCCTCGGTCGGTCTTTCCGTGCTCCAATAGGGCTCAGGCGTTGCTCCAAATGTTGACTGTAGCCTCGCTGTGCATTGTCTGCAAATATGGCTACTGCCCTCTTCCCTGCACCTGAATTTGTAATCGTAAGGCCCCTCGGACTCTGTCACGATGGAGTTCATGTGCTCGTGCACCTTGTTGCAGAGATTGCATTTATATTGAGTTATTTTCATTGATTTTCTCCGTTGTCAGCCCTGGATCATCGGTAACTTTTGCAATCACCGCCTGGACCGGTTGTTCTGCGAGTAATTTCAGGAAAAGCGCAAAGTTGCTTGAATCCAGCGCCTCCGCCCCGTCTACAAAAACAACGGGCAACGGTTGTTCTGCGGCACGAAGACACGCGATTTTGACAGCAATCTCCATTTGCTTGGCTGTATTAAGCTGGTCATACGGCACGTTGTCAACAGTGATCGTCTTGTCTGATACTTCGAGTCCCGGTATAGGGAGGTTTTCCAGCAGCCCGCGCCGATACAGATCCAGCTCTTTGATTGCGTTAGTGAGTGTTTTTGCACGAATAACGAGCGTTTCGGCGTCAGCGTCAAACGTGTCCATCTGTTCCCGTAGTGCAATTGCTCGCGTAGCCGACTTGGCTGACTCTCTCAATCCGGCCAGCTCTGCTTTGTCTGTGCCGAGGACACGTTGTTCCTCAAATAGCTTGTCTAACTCC